GAAACATTATTTTGAAAATCATAATAAAGCTGTTGCAGAACAGTTTGGTGATATTCAATCTCGTCCTCCAAAATATGAAAATGGAGAGTTGCAAATTAATACGACATTAGCCAAATACAATACGCCGAAAACTGATGTTCCTATCGCACTGATGGATAGGGCAGCAGAAGATTACCTTCATACCAAGAATGTCGATGGTGAAACTATTTATTCAATCGCTAATGATTATTACCAGAATGATTCTGAATTCTTTTCAGTTCGTTCGATTCAGCAAGCTATTGATGGCGATACCACAGGTATTATTCGTGGAATGCCTAATAGTACATCATCAGGAATTTGTTATGGGGGATCCAAAACAAAACATCTTGAGTGTGATGAGAATGGAGTTCCATTACATCCTCGACAATTGAAAGATTATATTATGGATGATCTTGAGAAAGTTGAGGAAACTTGGAGATCTGGGAAAGGAACTTTTGATCCTTTTGTTAGAGCTTCTAAGGTGAATGAGTTGCTACCTTGGGAAAAGGCAGCTGAGAAAACTCGTTCTGTATATGGAAATGATATGACATTTTTCATCAGTGCTACTAGAGCGATTATTCCTATTAAACATGTGTTGAGGCACCAAAGAGCATCTGAATGCTTTGTTGGAGTTAATGCAACATCACATGAATGGGAAGAGTTGTATGATTATCTAACCAATAATGGAGAATATACACAATTTGTTTGTGGAGATTTTTCAGGTTATGATACTCAATTACCTAGTGCATTGATGGATAAAGCAGCAGCCATTATTATGAAGATTTATAAAGATTTTGGTGCTAGTGATAGCGATCTTGAATATCTTCGTGGTGCTTTGTCATCCGTTGTCTCTCCCGTTATGATTTGGGAGGGTAATCTTTTGCAATTTACCAGTGGGCAACCATCTGGTCAACCTCTGACAGTTGAAATGAACTCTATTATCAATTCAATTTTGATGAGGATGGCATTCTACATTATCATGGACGAGCATTATCCTCATATTAAGAATCCCAAATTTCGGGATTATGTGAGGTTGGCTGTATATGGTGATGATAATGTCATGGGTGTACATAAAAGTATTCCTATGTTTAACCATACAAACTTGCAAAAGTTGTTTGGAAAATGGGGAATTAAGTATACCATGGCAGATAAGAATGCCGATTCTGTACCTTATCAGACTATTGATGAGGTCAGTTTTCTTAAGCGTAGCTTTAAGTACCATAAGCAATTGCAAGCGATTGTTGCTCCTATTGAGCGAGAATCAATTGTTAAGAAATTTTATTGGTGGACTAGGCCTAAGAATACCCCATTGACGTTTCCTGAACAATTTGTTGCATTGTGTGACTCTCAATTGAGAGAAGCATATTTGCATGGGGAAGAATTTTATAATGATTTTGTTTTCAAATTACGTAAAGTAATGGAAGGTTCAAAGGATCAACCTGAGGATTTTCATTTGGAATGGAATCTTTTAATTCCTCCCACTTGTGCTGTTATGAAGGATGCGTTAATTGGGGCATACCATGTTGTGGAGGATGGTAC